AGGATGATGGATCTGAACGAAAGAGAGTTTTGCAACAGGCTGAAGACATTATCAAAGTTGTTAAACGAGCAGACTTTAAGAAAGCAAAACTTAAAGATGATTGGGAAACATACAAGAAAGATGGTGAGATTATACGCACAAAGAATAGACTTATGCCAAAGCTTTGTTCTTTCTGTGAATACAAGAAACACTGTTGGCAAGATGCAAGGCTTGAAAGTCGTATAACATCAAAAGCAAAATCTCCACCACAGGTTTGGTATACACGATATGTACAGAGGAGCATATAATGCCATTAGTATATACAGATGATTATGATTTAGAATTTATTACAATAAATCCACATGTTGCTTTTCTATATGTTGAGTCACATAAAGAGTTTGGTGGTGGTAGAATGATAGCCGTGTTGAGAGGTCATCTTAAAGGTATACCTATAACGTTGCGTGAAAACTATACAGATGATGGCTATCTACGAGAAGAAACACAGTCACGAGATAAGAGTTTGTTGTTGAAACAATTTAAAAAAATTAATGATTATTTATGGAGTCAAACTGTTATATGCCTACCGATTTCACCTTTCCAAAGGGAGCTAGAGATTTTAGAAAAACGTTCCCCAGAAGTGGCAAAGACGTTATCAAAAAGAATGGAATACATAAGGGAGACATTCTCGTAATGCCTGTATACAGATCACAGTTTGAAAAAATTGTAGCCGTTAAGATGGTACAAGAGGGAGCGAAGTTTCAGTACGAAACAATTAAGTTACCATATGTTCCAAAGGTTAGACACTACACACCAGACTTTTACATACCAGAAACAAACATATACATAGAAGCAAAAGGTCATCTAACACGTGAGGATAGATCCAAGATGTTACTTGTTAAACAACAACACCCGGAATGTGATATTAGGTTTGTGTTTGCAAATGCAAAAAATAAATTATACAAGAGTAGTAAAACAACCTATGGTGATTGGTGCAACAGGCATGGGTTTGATTGGGCAGAAAAAACTGTGCCGAGGGAGTGGTTAAAAAATGAGTGATAAAGAAAAAGAAATAGAGAAGCTAACACTGTTGAAAGATAGATACTATATAATACTACATAAAATGGATGATGATACATTTACGCTAACTGCGTATGATACAACCAGTTCATACAAAGAGGGTGAACTTCCTTGTGCTGCTGCAATAGCACAGGAAGGTATATTAGAGATGATGGAAATAGACTTGGGTTCAATTTTAAAATTAGGATTAGTACGAATAAAAAACAAAGACTATATCCCTGTAGAAGATAATGTAATTAAAGTAGACTTTGGAGCAAAACAATGAAAAAAGATATGGTCAACCAACCACCACATTATAACCAATATAAAGTAGAATGTATTGATGCTATTGAATCAGCAACAAACAGTGGGTTTGAATTTTACCTACAGGGAGTGATAATTAAATATCTTTGGAGATATAGATACAAAGGCAAACCAACAGAAGATCTACGTAAAGCAGAGTGGTATTTACAAAAACTAATAGAATTAAAAATGGAAGAAGAATTGAAAGGAAATAATCAAACATGAAAAATTTACCAACACCGTACCAAGACTTCATACACAAATCACGCTATGCTCGTTGGAATGAAGAAGAGAAAAGACGAGAAGATTGGAATGAAACTGTCAGTAGATATGTTGCATATATAGATGATCATCTTAAAAGTAAATTTAAGTTTAGTATGGATCACGTTTTAAGAGAAGATATGTATAAATATATATTAGATCTTAAAGTAATGCCATCTATGCGAGCGATGATGACTGCAGGAGAAGCACTAGACAGAGATAATATCTGTGGATATAATTGTAGTTATATTCCTGTTGATCATCCTAGAGCGTTTGATGAGTGCATGTACATATTGATGTGTGGTACAGGTGTTGGATTTTCAGTAGAACGAGAGAACGTAGATAAACTACCAATCATTGCAGAGAACTTTCATCGCAGTGATACAGTTATCACAGTTGCAGATAGTCGTATGGGATGGGCAAAGTCCTACAAAGAGTTGGTTGCATTACTATACTCTGGGCAGATTCCCACATGGGATGTGTCATCTGTTAGACCTGCAGGAGCAAAATTAAAGGTTATGGGTGGCAGGGCATCAGGACCAGAACCTCTTGTAGAACTATTTGATTTTACAATAAATACTTTTAAAAAAGCTAGTGGCCGCAGATTATATCCAATAGAGTGTCACGATATTATGTGTAAGGTTGGACAGGTTGTTGTAGTTGGTGGTGTTAGACGATCAGCACTAATCAGCCTATCTAACTTAGGGGATGACCAGATGAGACATGCTAAGTCTGGAACATGGTGGGAAACACAAGGTCAACGTGCTTTGGCAAACAACAGTGTGTCCTACAAGTTTAAACCAGAGATGGGTACGTTCATGCGTGAATGGGTATCTCTATATGAATCAAAGTCTGGTGAGCGTGGTATGTTTAATCGTGAAGCATCAGACAAACAAGTTGCACGAAATGGTCGTAGGGAAACAGGACATGCTTGGGGTACAAATCCTTGTTCTGAAATAATACTTAGACCATATCAGTTTTGCAACTTATCAGAAGTAATAGTTCGTAGTGATGATACGCTACAGGATCTAAAACAAAAAGTTCGTATGGCTACTATACTAGGAACATTTCAATCAACATTAACTAACTTTAAATATTTGAGGAAGATATGGAAACAAAACACAGAGGAAGAAAGATTATTGGGAGTATCATTAACTGGTATAATGGATCATCCAGTTTTATCAAAAACTACAGATTCTACAAGATGGCTAAAAGAAATGAAAGACCAAGCAGTCCTTACAAATCAAGAGTATGCAAAACTACTGGGTATCCCTCAGAGTGCCGCGATAACTTGTGTAAAACCCTCAGGTACTGTGTCGCAATTGACTAACTCAGCTAGTGGTATACATGCAAGACATAGTGAGTATTACATAAGAACAGTAAGAGCAGATAACAATGATCCTCTTACAAAGCTTATGAAAGATGAAGGAGTAATAAACGAACCTGATGTAATGAAGCCTGATCACACAACAGTGTTTTCATTTCCTACAATGTCTCCACAAGGTGCTAGTGTGCGAAAAGATATATCAGCTATTGAACAATTAGAACTATGGAAAATATATGCACAACAATGGTGTGAACACAAACCATCTATAACTGTTACAGTAAAAGAAGATGAGTGGATGGATGTTGGTGCATGGGTATATAAAAACTTCGATATAATATCAGGCATATCATTTTTACCTTATGATGATCATACATACCAACAAGCACCGTATCAAGATTGCACAAAAGCAGAGTATTCCTCTGCATTATTAAGAACACCAAAAGAAATTGACTTTAGTAAATTATCCATATATGAAAAAGAAGATGGTACAACAGGAAGTCGAGAATTAGCATGTACGTCTGATACATGTGAAATTGTAGATATTGGGGAAGTTGCATGATAGAACTAGAAGTTTCTGGTGATCAGTTTATCAGAGCAAGAAAGAAAGCTATTGATATGGGTCGCATAGCAAACTCTATTACAAATGGTGGGGGCAACCTTGCTGGGTTTATTGGAGAGATAGTTGTAACGGATTACATAGGTGCAAAAGAACAGAACACATATGACTATGATATAGTTGATAAAGTTGGCAACAAGATCGATGTCAAAACAAAACGTTGCAACTCCGAACCCAAAGTAAACTATGACTGTAGCATTGCGGCGCACGGAACAAAACAAAAATGTGATATGTATGTATTTGTTCGTGTGTTGAATGATTTCTCAAAAGCTTGGATACTGGGAAAGATAATGAAAGATGAATACTTTGAGAAAGCAAAGTATCATAAGAAAGGTGAACTCGATCCTGATAATAAGTTTCGATTTAAAGCTGACTGCTACAACGTAAAAATACATCAGTTGGATACAGTTTATGGCACAGAATAGATTAGCCGAATTATTTTCTTTTAAAGCATATCTTAACCAAGATGGTAAAGTAGATATACGTATGGAATCTGTAGACCCAGAAGAACTTATTAGGGTCATGGAAAGAGGTCTTCCAGAATATGAAGGCACATTTAAACTTGCATCTCTAGTTCGTTACCTAAAAGTAACTGGTGATGAGATGTTAAACAAATCAACAATATATACACATTGAGGTGAATATGGCTGAAGAAGCAAAAGAAGTAAAACCGGGCATGAGTTATGATGATATAAAAACTCTGATTATAGGCTCGGAAGAGAAAGTAACACTGTTAAATGTGGTTACATCCCTTTTAAATGAAAATATGCATTTAAAAAGGGAACTTGACCAGTTAAAAGTAGACAAACCTAAACAGTAACGTTCTTAAAACACTGAGAGGGGTAAAGCTATTTCTCTGGTACATATACACTAGAGACTATAGTTCTACCCCTCTCAGCACGTTTATACGCAGACTTTTTTTGTAAAGCCTACTTTTTTTTCTGTTTTTTGCCACCATACTTCATGGGTTGCATCATTGGGTTGTTTCCCATAGTAGTTCGCATACGATTAGATTTCATCTGATCTTTTTGCCCCATTGTACTACCAAGAGTTGTTCCCATACTCATGCCACCATACATCATTCTTTGTCGTGGTCCGTTATAATATGTTTTCATTGTTGATTTCCTTCCTGAATATTTTTTACTTTATCTGCAAAAGGTCTAATATCGCCTTTACCAATTCCTAAAAATTCCATTTGATCCCCTATTGTTTTTTGTGTAAAAGGAAGCACAGTATCTGTTGCAACTGTTTTACCTTTTTCTATAAATTCACTTGGGTATAAATCACTTGCTGCAAAATCAGATTCACTTGCTCCATATCTAGCTACGGATAACAACATTGAAGCAAAAAATCTTTTGTTAGCTTCAGCTTTTAAAGGTTTACCTGAAACTACCATCGCTTCAAATCCTTTTGCAACTTCTGGGTTATTAATAATTTCATTTAATAAATTCATTTTTCTTTGTCTAACATGTTGCAAAGCTATTTCTGTTGCAACATACTTAGGAGATATTACTCCTCTGTTAATACTATATAATCTACTCATATAACTTTCTGCAGATAAAGCTCTAGGTATACCTCTCATTGCAAAACTGTCAAATGAATTTTCTGCCTTATACAATTTCATATAGCTTGCTATATTTTCTAAAGTATCTACCTGTTCATCCCCAAATATTTTTCTTAAAAAAGAATTGTTTTCTGATATAATCTCCCCCAACTTATCAAAATCTGTATCATAAACCTCTATCGTTCCAACATCTTTGTCTAAACCTAATATTTCAGACTCTGTTCTTTTTGTTGTAATGTCTGATATGTATTTTCCTAATATTCTTTTAGTAGCTTGATCAAAGTCATCTCCAGACATGCCACCTTTTACGGCTTGTTCTTTTAATTGTTGCAAAGCTACCATGCCATCTTCTCTTTGAATTATTTGTTCATAAAAAGATTTTTCGTTTGATATTCTTCCTGATCCGGGAAGTTCCATGTCACCAACTAATTTAAGTAAATTATTAATGTGAGCTTGTTCTTTTTTTACTTTTTGTCTAATTTTAAAAGCATCTGTTCCAGTGCCTTGAAAAGCTTCATTTAATTGGTCATCAGCAATTTTTTGTATCTTTTTTATGTTTGGATCTCTTTTGGCCGCTTCTTTTATGCTGAACGCACCATTAGAACCTACATATTCTTCTGGGTCTATAAAAAATTTAGGTTTTTTAGAATTATCTTTTATATAAAAATTTCGTAATATATTATTAATTCCTTTGTTTATTTGGGTTATGGTTTTACCTTCTCCTGTATCTCCTGCAGTGCGTTGTTCTTGTATCCATTTTTTTAATTTAAATTCAAGAACAGATTTTAAACCTTTATTTTTTTCAGCATCTATTATGTAATTACCATCCTTAAATTCACCAAATGCTTTTGCAAATGCTTCTCCAAATACTCCATCAGAGTCTTCTGCAATTTTATTCATATCTATCCATGTTGAAGGATCTTTTTTATATTTAACACCTGTAGGGTCAAATTTACTTATGCCAATAGTTCTATCTCCTTTTAACCAATCAACAAATACACTACCTTCGTATATAACATCAGCAACTTCTGATTTATACTTTGAAGAAAGTTCTTGAGATATTTGTTTTAAGTTTGGAACTGGTACAGCTTTATTGTTTTTATCTTTCATCATAAATGTTTCATAAACACCAGTTACATCTTCTAACAGATCTGCGTAAACAGAACTTGCTCCTTTTGGTACACCTGTTGGAAGTTTAGAAAGTTTATATGATTGTTGAGATACTGCTGATTTTATTTTGTATAAATCTTGAAAATTTATTGTCATGCGAATATTTGGATTGTAAAATTCAGATTGCGAATTTGTCATTATATGATGAACAAGATAGGCATCTTTAGATGTTTTCGCTCCACTACCCAACAGTTGTTTCATTTCATCTACTATTTCTCTACGGTCAAATTCAAAGTCATCAAGTATTTTTGTTGCTTTAAAATTAAAAGACTCTACTAACTTGTCTAAATCTGCTGGTTTAATTCCAGATTCAGTCATGTTTCTTAAAGGTTTAGCTGGGTCTATATTTGCAAGAACTATTTTACTAAATACTTCAGAAGCATCCCCTCTTGCTGTTGGATACATGTTGTCAAAATTTCCATATATTAAACCTCCACGTGCTGAAACCTCTGCTCTTCTTGCTTCTACAGATACAGCCAATAGTTTATTAAGTTTTTGTGTAAGAGCTGTTTTTGATAATTTTTTAATTTGTTTGGATACATCTGCAGCAGTAGCACCTTCTCCTGCTAATGTTATTGCTTTCTTTCTTACTTCAGGAAGTTTTGCAAAATCATCTTGAAATAATTTTAAATCAACACTTTTATCAAACTCTGCAATCAATTCATCAGCTTGAGTTGCTATTCTTGATTCTATTTCAGATGTTATTCTTAATGTATCTTCGTATATAGTTTTAGCATCTGCGTCAGGTCCTAATTTTATTTGAGAATATTCAAAAATCATGTCTATTGAATCATCTATTTTCTTTTGCAATGCTTTTGCATCTTCTGAATTTTTACCTTTTAACTTTGCTAAAACATTATCTATCATTAAACTTTGTTGATTTTGTGAAAGAAAAGCTAAAGCATTATCCACATCATTAACTATTTTTTCTGATTTCTTTAACCCTAATCGTATTCCTGTAGCCCATCGAGATACTTCACTTGCTTGTTTTGGATCTACTAATTCAGGTGCTAATTTTGATATAACTCCTCTAATTTCTTGATTTAACTTATTTCTTATAATGTTTACTTCTTGAACATCTTTCATTGTTTTATGATTAAGTGTGCTACCTGCAGATAAAACTTCAGCGTATGCTGAATCAAAAGCATTTAATATAGTTAATCCAGTAAGTTTTGATAAAGTCATATTAAATGCTTCTTCACTTAAACCTGCTTTTATTAACGCATCTTTACTTTCTCCTAATTTAGCAACTCTTTTAACCACTTCTTGCACCATAGGTGAATTAGCATCTGTAGCAAGTAAAGAGTTTACAAAATCTTCTGTAAATCTTTGACCAGCAAAACTCATAGTTTCAGAAACTAACTCACCACGTTGAAACGGACTTCCGGGCATTTCTTCTAATAATCGTAACGCACCGTGTTCAAATTGTTTATACACTCTGTTTACATTTGAATCTATATTTAACAACGATGTGTATGAATTTAAATCAAATAGAGGAGTAAGTATGCCCCCATAAATAATACCAAGTATTTCTCCAAGTGCAGGATCAGTTCCAAAGTCTTGCATGATTTGCCCACCTGCAGCGCCATACAAAAGAACTCGTGATTCTGCTCGTGCTAAATCTCTTAACACAGGAGCTACCCCTGAAAAAGCTTTAGCATCTGCAACAGCTTTACTAGCTTCAGAATATTTGTTCCATAATACTTTATCTCTTACGGTGTCAAGTTTAAAAGGCATACCAAAATCAGATAATGGTTGTTCTTTTCTCATTGCTTTAATCATATTGTTTCGCATGGTTTCTGCTGATTTTACTTCAAGTCTCATTGCAGAGGGTAAACCTGCTTGCCAAAATTGTGTAGCGTTAGTCAAACGATCTCGTTGCAATTTTTCAAAAAGATTGTTATACCACTTGTTTGATCTAGGAGGTATTGGCAATCCGTTTTTATCAAGCATGTGTTGTTTTTTAATAAACCCTTCAAAAGCATCTCCTAAATGATCAAACTTATCACCATGATCTTTTAAATATTGAGCAAATTGTTTTCCTTCTTTTGCAGCTCTTAACCCAACATATTTTGTTATTCCTGCTCCAAATGTAATACTTTCTGCTCCAAGTTCAAATGCACGTTCCCCAACATTGTTATTAAAGTATAACACTCTCTTTGCATCTTCTTCACTAAAATCATAAAACCCTTTTGCGTTCATCATCATTTTAAAATCTTTTGAAGCATTAGGAAAAATTTTTGTTACAGCCGCATCACGTTCTTCAGGAGTTTCTAAACCTCCAAAAGATTCTATTTGAAGACCTCCTACAGAATTAAGTTTATTTTTCATAAACTCCATTCCTTCTCCCCACACAAAAGTGCTTCCAGTAAAAATACCTTGTAAAATGTTGTTAAAACGACTGCCAAGTTTTCTTAAAAATAATTGTCCTGTGCGATCTAATTTTGCTAAACCAGATGCATATTTATCATCTCCTGCTAGACTTTCATCCATTGTTTCTAACAAGTTATCAATAGATTGATCTCCATATGCAAATATATTACCATATACAGGAAGGTACTTTGGAACAAGGCTAGAATATCTTTTTGAATCTGGATCTGTTAAAGCTTTAAATAACATTTGAGTAGGACTAGCTGTTCTAAAGAATTGTTCATCTGCTGTCTTTCGTTGAACATCTAAAAGAGTCATTTTAACATTAGGAGATACGGCAGGTAACTGTGCAAATCCTTTAAACACATACTCGTCACCCTCTAAAACAGACCAATCTACGTCTTTTGTTGTGTTATCATCAAATACAAATTGTCTACCATCAAGTTTATTTATTATTTCAGCTATCTGTTGCATATTCATACCCTTTTTTATTGGGTACTTCATGCCCGGATCAAGCACACCTTCTTTAGAAAGACGTTGTTTTTCTTCACTTGTAAGATTGTCGTATCGAACTTTTGCTGTGTCTTTTATAAAAGCTAAATTGTTTGAAAATGATTTAGCCATATCTTTATCTTGTGATAACCCCTTATATTGTATTGTATCTTTAAAATCAAACATGGGTTTTACGAGAGATGGGATAGGAGATGTGCCACCTGTAGGACTTATTTCTGTTGCATATGTATAACCTATGCCCGGTATTTTTGATAAAGCTCTTCTAGCAGGGCTTATTGCAAACTCACTAACAGGAGCTTCTTTTTTTTCTTCATCAACTTGAAGTTTTCCCTCTTCAACCTTGAGAAGAGTTTGTCC